ACTAAAAGACAACAAGATACAATGAAAAAACATTCTAAACATCATAGTAAAAAACACATAGCGTATATGCACAACTCTATGCGTAGAGGTGCAACTTTTACACAAGCTCACAAAAGAGCTATGAAAGCTGTTGGTGAGTAATGGCTGAATGGCGAGGAATGAAAGTGAAGTTAAATTCACCTAGCCCTATTCGTAAGGGTGAGCCTGGCTATGGTCGTAAGAAGTCCAAAGTCTTTGTAATGAAAAATGGGAAAGTCAAGAAAATAATGTTTGGCGACCCTAATATGAAGATTAGGAAAAACAATCCTAAAGCTCGTGCTTCGTTTCGTGCTAGACACAAATGCAGCACAGCTAAAGATAAAACGACTGCACGATATTGGTCGTGTAGAGCTTGGTAAGGAGAGAGAATGGCTAAAGTAAGTTGGATGTATGGTGGCAAAAGATATAGTGGCACCCTTATCCCTAGTAGAGAAACAAAGACACATAGATTTGCTAGAACAAAAAATGGAAAGATAAAAAAACTTCCTAAGAATAAAAAATAAATAATGCCTAGACCAGTATGCAAACTCAATGATGTCATTGGGGAGCAGTGTAGAAAACAAAGCAGAAATGCTTCACCTTACTGTTCACAGAAATGTAAAAATAGATTTTTCTATTTAAAAAACAAAAAAAATAAACCACCTGTTAAACCAAAAGAAACAGCGACAGCTAGAGGACAGCACTATGAACAGTTTGTTAAAGAGTATGCTGTTCCACTAGAGAATAAAAAATTTACACATCAACAAGTAGCTGACAAATTAGGTATTGGTAGAAGTGTTGTTACTAAAATGTATACAGCTTACCAAGAAGATAAACAAATAGTTGAAGCTAGAGAAAATTGGGAAGTATCAGCAGAAACTATAAAATCACTAGAGGATTTTAAAAATTTTAGAGATAGATATTTTAAAACAGAAACAGGTGACTTATACGAAACAGCAGACTTTCACGAGGGTTGGATAAACTCTATTATGGATGCGATTGCTAATGGTGGACAACAGATGATACTTAGCCCACCACGACATGGTAAGACTGACTTACTTACACATTTTGCTGTATGGCAGATATGTAAAAACCCTAACATCAGAATTATGTGGGTAGGTGGTAATGAAGATATAGCTAAGAACGCTGTAGGTGCTGTACTTGACCAGTTAGAGAATAATGAAACGCTAATAGAAGAGATATGTGGACCAGGTGTAAAGTTCCAACCTAAAGTACGAAGTGGTAAGTCTTGGAGTTCTGGACAGTTTACTGTAGGTACACGAACTATTACAGGTATTAAGAGTCCGACAATGGTTGCTGTTGGTAAAGGTGGTAAGATTCTTTCTCGTGACTGTGACTTAATTATTGCTGATGATATTGAGGACCATGGTACAACAATACAACCTAGTGCTAGAGAGCAGACCAGGCAATGGTGGACTACAACATTATCTTCCAGGAAAGAGGAACATACTGCTGTAGTTGTTATTGGCTCTAGGCAACACCCTGAAGATTTATATAACTTTTTATTAGAAAATCCACAGTTTGAGACAAAGGTAGAAGAGGCACATAGTTTAGAGTGTGTACTACCAGAAACAGAGTTTGAGGTACATCAAGACTGTATGCTGTGGGCAAGTAAAAGAACTTACAAATGGTTGATGGGTCAAAAAGATAATGCTGACACAACTGGAGGTAGAGCAATTTTTGAAATGGTCTATCTTAACAAAGCATTTGTTGAAGGTATTACAATGTTTAATTCAGAAGATATAGACCAATGTAGAGATATCAACAGAGTTATTGGGCAGGTACCTGCTGGAACGCATTTAATAGCAGGACTTGACCCAGCTTCTACAGGATTTCAAGCTTGTTTTTTATGGGCTGCAAATCCAGAATCAGGGATGATGTATCTAGTAGATATAGAAAATGAACAAGGTGGAGGTGTTATACAAGCTCGTAAGTCTATAAAAAAATGGCACGAGAAGTATGGACTTGCACACTGGGTTATAGAAGAGAATGGTTTTCAGAAAGCAATTAGACAGGATACAGAGTTAAAAGATTACTGTGGAAGGATGGGTATACATTTAGAGGGACATCAGACACAAAAAAATAAATTTGACCCAATTTATGGTGTTGGAAGTATGCAACAGTTGTTTGAACAAAACTTAATAAATCTACCTTATGGTGATACAGAAAGTGAAACTAAGAGTAATATATATCGTAGGCAACTAATTTATTTTTCCAGTGCTGCTAGTAAAGCTAGTAAAGCAAGAAATTATAAATCAGATGTCGTAATGGCTAGTTGGTTTCCAATGAAAGTTATAAGAAGACTTGGAAAAGAACGACTTGCTGAAGTAGGATTAGATTATGAACCTAGTTTTGGAGAATGGGATATAAGCGATATGAACGAAAGCCCCTGGGGATAGAATGACACCAGAGCAATTACAACACGCAATAACTAATTTGCATTTTGATAATCAAAGTGCTTACAGTACTAGAGGTCGTGTTCGTGCAATTATGAATGGTGGACCTGATGGTATTCAGGCTTTACTAGGTGATAACCTAAAAGGTTTCCAAGACTGGCAAGTACCTGTACCAAACCTTATGATGTCAGGACTAGAACACTTAGCACAAAAGATTGGTCGTATTCCTAACTTAAAAGTAGATGTACCTAATGGTAAAGACTCCGATAGAGCAAGACAGAAAGCCGAAAAAATTGGAAGGATTGTTAATGCGTATGATGAGGTACAGAAACTAGATTTACAAATGCCACAAGTTGGTAGATGGCTACCAGGTTATGGTTTTTCTGTCTGGGTAATTAGAGAGAAGAAAGATGCTAATGGTACACCTTATCCTTGTGCAGAACTTCGTGACCCATACAACTGTTTCCCAGGTTACTTTGGTGCAGACCAACAACCTAAAGATATGGCTATTGTGAGAAGAGTTCCTAAAGATGCGTTAGCAAGAACTTATCCTAAATATGCAGACCAAATAATGAACAAAGATGCTTATAACACAGATTTCTTAGGTGTAGGTAGTGCCTATGCCTCTGCATACACAGATTCTTATAATGGTTCTTGGGCAAACTCAAATGGTGAAGGCGACTTAATAGCAGAGTATTACAACCTAGAAGGTACTTATATTTTCCATATGACCTCTGCAACTATTCTTGACTTCATACCTAACCCACTTGATAGTGGACCAGCATTTGTTATTGGTAAGAAATTTGCCTTTGACAGATTGCAAGGACAGTATGACCAAATCATAGGACTTATGGCTTCTATGGCAAAGATTAATGTGATGTCAATAATAGCAATGGAAGATGCAGTGTTTACAGAAACAAACATCTCTGGAGAGATAGAATCAGGACAATATCGTAAAGGTAGATTCGCTGTTAACTATTTAGCTCCAGGTACACAAGTAAGCAAACCAGCATCTAATGTTCCTTATCAGATTTTCCAACAGATAGATAGAATAGAACGACAACTTCGTGTTGGTGGTTCATATCCTACTACTGATGATTCACAATCACCACTAGCATTTGCTACTGGTAGAGGACTTGAAGAGTTAGGTGCATCTATGTCACTTATGATTAGAGAGTATCACACAGTTATGTCTGATGCTATAGAGATGATTGATAGTAAGAGATTAGAGTGGGATGCAAAAATGTATGGTGGGAACTCTAAATCACTATCTGGTTATATGGACAATACTTTTTATTCAGAAACATACGACCCAGGTAAAGATATAACATCTTACAAGACACGAAGAGTCTATGGAGCTATGGCTGGTTATGATGAACCACAGAAGATAGTGACAGGATTACAGTTACTACAAGCTGGTATTATTGATAGACAAACACTACAAGAGAACCTTGATGGTTTAGATAACCTTGTTAGAGTTAATGATAGAATTACAAAAGAAAAAGCAGACAGTGTATTGTTTGATACATTGTTAGCACAAGCCCAACAGGGCGACCCTAAAGCAACTATGGCTGTTGTTCAGATAAGAAAGAATCCAGATGATATGCAAAATATTTTAGATAAGTTCTTTACAGCAGAAGAGCCAGAGATACCTACGGCTGAACAAGAATTGCTCGGAGGAGGTGCCTTGCCACCACAAGGTCCTCCACCTGGCATAGCTCAACTACTTGGTGGACTAGGAGGATAATGTCTATTAATAAAAAGTTTGAAGATATAGTAGATTTCTGTTTAGTTGATGTAGATGAATTAGGTGATGACATAATCTTAGAAGAAGATGTATTTAAACTTAAAGGGAAAATGTATATAGACCAATTACCTCCTTTAGTATTTCCATTTGGCTATATGGTTATAAGTTCAGCGTTTCAGTTTTTTGAAGAAGAAGAGGATGAAGATGGCGACCAGGAGTAAACCAAAAAAAACAGTAGCTAAACCAGAATATACTGGATTAACTTATGGAACTACAGAAGATGTCAATAAAATGATTCCTACTATAGATAAAAGAAAACAAGCTATACCTCCTGCATCTACTGCAAATAGTCAAGATAATACTAGAAATGTGGAATCAATAGAAGAAGAAACAGCAGTTGCATCAAACGCAGGTGGTCAACCTACAACAGTTGCACCTATGAACATGGGTAATCTATTAGATATAAAAAGAGAAAGTGAACGACCAAACGAAGATTTAACAGCTGGAGCTTTTGTAAATAACATATCTCCTACACAAGCAGGAGATTTAGATTATTTAGTTTTAGCAGATTTAGCTGACAATAGTGATGTAGATGCGTTAAGACAAACATTTAGTTTTTAATTATGGCAAATCAATCTATTGGACCATACACATTCGGTGAAGAGTATAACCAAATAACAGAAAAAAGTAGAGCTTTAGAATTATCTTATAACAAGAAAAAAAATCAATTTACATTAGACCAAATAGAAAGAACTAAAGAATTAGCAGAGTTATATCCTACTGCACAATCAGGACTTATATCATCTGCTGTTTTAAAAGGACTTGATAATAAAGCATTTGAAGAACTTTTAAAATTACAATATAAAGCTGTACCTAAATCTCAACCTGTTTTTCCTAATGCACAAGGTAATGATGTTCTTAATTCAGCAATGTTTAATTCAACTTATGGAAAAGTTTTTAACAGTATAGGACAAGCGTTTAAATTACCAGAAGGAGCAAAATTTTGGAATAAAGGAACTTATACAGATGAACCTGTTTATGGAAAATTTAAAGGAGTGTTTAGAATTTTAGGACTCGTTGGAGAATCTTTTGCAAACAGTACTGTAGGTAAACCAGTTAGAGCTTTTGTAAAAACAGCAAGTGATATATTTGAATCTCCTTTTAGTGCAGCAGGAGAAATAAAAAGAACTGAAGCTGAACAACTAGCTTTACGAGCACAACAAGGTGACTCTAATGTAACAATGTATGATGTAGCTGTTGCTAGAGATGAAGCAAACAAAGCAGAGAGAATAGGTCAGATAGCAGGTTTTGGATTAACTTTAACTGGACTATTAGGACAGGGAGCACCAGCAGGTTTAAAAAAAACTGTAGGTAAAACTTTTGCAGATAACTACAAAAATGCTGGACCATCTGTTGCAGGTGTTGCTTTAGAAAAAATAAGGGATGGGCAAAATCCTGGAGCAGTTTGGCAAAGTTTTGGAGAAGGTTATTTTCCACAAGGACCAGTAGTAGCAGAAGCACTAGAGCAACAAGAAGCATACAAGTATCGTGGTAGAAATATAACTGCTGGTAGGTACATAGAGGATTTAATAGGTATAGAACAAGGTAATAAACTTTATGGTGGAGTTTCAGGAGCAATAGACTTTTATAAAGTACTTGCAACTGACCCATTTTTAGTAGCAGGTAAAATAAGCAAAGGAGTTAAGTTTGCTAACAGTGTACAAGGTAAAATACAGAAAGCATACAAAGCAGGAGATGTAGAAAAAATACCTGTTATCATAGATGATTTTTTAGCTTCACCAAAATCAAATACTTTTTTACAAGCATTTGCAGATTCAAATGATTTTAAAAGAATATTTGATGCAGTAAAAGATGCTGAATTAGCTCTTAATCTAGTCAAAGCAAGAAACATAGATGAAGTGTCAGATTTTTTTAGAACCTATGTATCTAAAAATCAGGGCATTGGTGTACCTGCTTTAGTAAGGTCCAAGAATAGTTTTGGTTATAACAAAAATTTATTAGATGCTTTAAGTAAAAAAATTAAAGGTTCAAAAGCAGCTTATTCAAAATTTGGTGAATGGACTCCGGATGCTGGTGCAGCATATAAAGATATTGATGACTCTGTACGAGTATACAATCAATGGATGGTTGAATTTAAAATACCTAAAACTATTGCTAATCAACTTATGCAAGAGTTTGCTCAACATACAGTTGCAGGTAATAGGTCACTAATGAATAAAGTTTTATACGAAAAAACTCCTGAACAACTTAAAGCATTATTAAAAGCTGATGGGTTTTCAAGTAAAACTTTAAAGTATGTAGATGAATACTTTAAAGAGTTACAAGGTGTAGGAAAAGGAGATTTAAACATAAAATCTTACTGGGCAAAATTAGTAAAAACAGAAGGTGGACAACTAAGTCCTATGGAAAGAGTCTTTAATGGACAAAGAAGTATTCCAGGTACTGATGGTACGCCAATACCATTGGCAACCCCTTTTGATGTAGGACAACATTTTAATGATGTATGGAGTTTAGGTAAACCACTAGATATAAGAAGAGCTTTAGGAACAATAGAAAAGTATGTAAATATTGATGTAGGTCAAACAAAAATTTCTAAACTAGCAAAAAGTTTTATTGATAATTTATCTGAAACAAGTAAAGCTAAATTACCAGTACAAAATTTAATAAAGAATGTTGAATTAAAAGCTGATTTCTTTTTAGACTTTGCACCTGATGCTATAAGAACTATTCCTGATGCGTTGTGGCCTTTGCAAAAATTGTGGACAGGAGCACAGTTAGTTACAAGAATTGCTTGGCCTTTACGATTGTTTGGAGAAGGACAATTTAGAATGGGTCTTGATGGATTAGATAACTGGATAGATAGTCCAATGTCTACTTGGGTTTGGGCTAATTATTACAATGATGTTCTTGGAGCTCCTTTTAGAAAAGGAATGACTCCTAGTAAAAGAGCTTATGATGAAGTAGTGCAAGGCATAGTTGCAGATAGACCAGCAAATGTTTTTGGCAAACAAGCACAAAAAGAGTTTGTACAAAACAGTTGGAGAAAAACACCTAAAGGAAGTATTGACAAAACAGATTTTACAAAGGGTTGGCAAGTAAATCTCAAATGGCCAATGGAAAGTGATTTAGCACAATCAATAGCTAGAGAATTATTAGATGGTACAGATTTAGTAAAAACTAAATCACAGTTTTGGTCTGGTTCATTAAAAAAAATAAGAAACGATTTAAACGACACAAGATATGATTTAAATGGTAAACCAATGCAGCCATACACAAATTTAGATGATGCTAACAAATATGTAGATGATTACAGAGAATGGATTTTAGATTTAACTAAAGGTGATGAAGAATTATTAACACTTATTGCAGACAGAAGATTAAACTATCAAGGTAGCACTATTGTGTTTGATGATTTTGATAGATGGACGCCTGCTAATCAAAAGTTACTTAAAAAGTTTTTAGATGATAAATATGATGATGTAGCACCTGATATTTTACCTATACCTGATTGGATTGTTGACAAACAATTCGGTAAAAGAACTAGAGGTTTTTTGAATAAAGCATCAGAATATTTATGGTTCACTTTAGGAGAACTACCAGATTCAGAACTACAAAGAATACCAACCTTTACACAGTACTATTGGCAAAACATAGCTTCTCAATTACCATTTGGTGATGCTGCTGCTGTTAGACACTTTGATGATTTAATTAAACAATCAAAGGTTCCTAAAGAAGTAGAAGAATTGTATGTGGCTGGTAAAAACGCTGCTATTAAAAAATATGGTTCTTTAGAAAATGCTAGGAATACATTACCTGAAGAAATAATATTGACTATTGATGAAATGAATGATGCTGCAAAAGGTTACGCTTTTACTATGCACGACCAATTATTGTACAATCTAAATCAAAAAGGATATGTAGCTGAAGCATTAAGATTAGTATTCCCATTCCTAGAACCTTGGAAAGAAATAGTATTTAACTATCCAAGACTGTTAGTCAAAAATCCAGCTGGTCTAAGAAAAATACAGTTAGCTACAGACAAAGGAACTAACAACGGATTCTTTTACACTGACCCAGTTTCAGGAGAAAAGTTTTATGTAACTGCACCTACTGATTTGACAGAGTATGTATTCGGTTTAGAAGATAGGGATTTAACAGGATTAGAAGAAGATGTACAAATAAGATTAAGTTCACCAGTACAAGGTGCTAACTTGTTTACACAATCACCTATACCTGGTCTTGGCCCTGTTATGAAATACGCATACAAAACTATGAAAAGATTTATGCCAGAGTCACAATGGACACAAGATGTAGAGGATGTTGTATTTCCCTATGGTTTAGGCGACCCAGGAATAGAAGGTGCTACAGTTGGACAGTTACCTGTGTATATGCAACAGGCATACAATACAGGAACAGAAGGTCAGTTAAATGATGAAGCATGGGCTAATGATGTAGCTGTTGCTTCTAAGATAGTTACGAAAGCATTTATGGAAGGATATTTACCATACGACCCAAGAACAGATGAAGGAAGAAAACTTTTTGAACAAGACTCTATTGAGTTAGCTAAAAGACTTAATGTTTACGAAAGTATGGCTAAAGGAATTGCTCCATCTTCACCTAGAGCAGAAGCAACATTTAAATTACAGTTAAAAGAAAGATTAGAAAATCAATCTGACTTCTTAGATAAAGATAATTTAATTGAAGTACTTGAAGCATTTATGCCTGCTGATTTTGAGTTTGGAAAATATGATGATGATTATTTTAGCAATTCAGTTATAACAGCAATATTCAGACAAGTACTCAATACTGTAGAGCCTGGTGAAGAGTATCTAGCATACCAAACAATAGCATCATTAATTGGTGGAACTCCTGAAGATTGGGATTCAATATATACTGCTGCATATTTAGTACAAGGTAACACAACTACAAAAGGTTATTCATTACCTTCTACAGAAGAAGAGGTTGAATGGTTTAGAGCACATCCAGAAGAAGCAGAAAAATATGAATATACATTCTCTTTGTTTGCTCCTAATGTTTATGAATACGATATGTTAGATATAAATTCTTTCTATAACCAAGTAGATGAAGGACAAAGAGTTACTTTAACTATTGATGAAAAAGTAGAAAGAGCACAAGAAACTGCATACAGAATAATATTTAATAACTTGTCACGACCAATTAGAGAAGCAAGAGCATCAGGTCAGTTAAGCAACAAAGATGCACAAGCAGAACTTGCAGTTATTAAAAGTGAATTATTAGAAGTATTTCCATTAGGAACTTCTGCAAGAGATTTACCTAAACGAGAGCCTGTTAGTAGATATGTTGTATTTGAAGAACTTAAAGAAGCAGCTAATGATGACTTAATACTTACAACAGATGCAGGTAAAGGTTTGCAAAAGTTCTTGTATGGAGATGATTATAATGTAGGATTTATGTATATAGTTGACAAAATACGAGAAGAAAAGAAAAAAGTTACAGTAAGTGGTAAAGAAACATTAATGAACGAAGATACAGCAATATATTCTACACTTGCTAGAGCAGAAGATGCACAAGCTATGAGAGATTACTTATTTAACTGGGGAGCACAAGTAGTAGAAGAACACCCAGAGTTTGCAGGAATTTATAGAACAAAGTTTTTATCCTTAGTAGAATATCAATATACCCCATAATGAGGAAAGTATGATAACAGTATATAAAATAAACGAAGATGGAACAATATTAACTTTACCAATAGAAAAAAGTGAGTTAACAAATTACATAAATTTAGGTTGGTCTGAAGATGAGCCAGAAAGTTTAATTGATGCTGCTCTTGGACCTAAAAAAAAGGGTGAAGATGTTACACTTAGTAGTACAACAACTACAACACCTTCTCCTTTTGGCTATCCAGCTTTAATTTCTGATGGTGCTGGAGGTTTTCAAGATGTGAGTGTTTATCTTAATGGATTAAACCCTAGTGGAAATTGGTATTATCCAGGTGATGAAGATGTAGTTTTAGATAATTTATCTATACAAGATATAAAAACTTTACAAGATAGATTAGTAAGAACACAATGGTTTTCTACAGAAGATTACAGTCAAGAATATGGTAGACCAGGTAGAGAAACTAGAAATGCTTTAATAAAAGCTATGACAGCATCTAACTTTGCTACTGGTGTTGGTTATGACACTTCAATAGACTTAGAGTTACTCAACCC